TAGGTCAAGCAAATGTCCCGCTCATTGTCACAAATCATACATACGATGTCATCGGAGCTTACGTACCAACTAAAGAAATGGGAGGAGGTTCTGGACTCAAATACGCAGCCTCTACGATCATTTATCTCAGCAAAAAGAAAGAAAAGGATGGAACGGAAGTGGTCGGAAATATTATCAAGGCTAAGACTGCTAAATCGCGTCTAAGTAAGGAAAATAAAGATGTTGAAGTCCGTCTTTACTACGATGAGCGTGGGCTTGATCGTTATTATGGTCTTTTGGAGCTTGGTGAACTTGGTGGACTCTGGAAGAATGTAGCAGGACGTTATGAGATGGATGGTAAGAAGATTTATGCCAAACAAATTCTTGCAAACCCAGAAGAGTATTTCACTGATGAAGTGATGCAAAAACTTGATGCGATTGCAAGAGAGGAGTTCAGTTACGGCAAATGATTAAGATTCTGAAAACTGGAATCAACGTAAACAAAGTCGTAGACCAACTTAAAAAATATCCACAAGACTGGGACCATCAAAAGCATTTGAAGGATTCCCAGTCTTTAGTTGATAGGGGATTTGCTGACTTGCCTGTAAGTGCATTGCAACTTATAATGGGTGGAGTCAAAAGCAAAGAAGATTTTGTTGGAGACTCTGAAATTAATATTAAGACTCCTGCATATGAGCATCACAGTGAAATTAGAAAGATTATTCGCAAACACTTTGGAAATAGAGAACTACATCGTTGCGGATTTCTTTCTTTACCAATTGATGAAATTGTAGGAGCACATATTGACGAAGGAACTTATTATCTAACAAGAGATAGATATCACCTTTCTATTTTGGGAAGATATCAATATTTCTGTGAAACTGATAGTGTAATCGTTGAACCAGGAACTCTTCTTTGGTTTAATAATAAACTACCTCACGGAACTGTTAATATTGGTGATGAAACAAGAATAACATTTGTATTTGATATGCCACATGGACAAAGTTGAATCTCTCATTCTTCGTAATTTAATATACAATGAGGAGTATGTGCGAAAAGTTATTCCTTTCATTAAGTCTGAATACTTTGAAGACTTTAATCAGAAGGTAGTATTTGAGGAAATTCTTAAATTTGTTCAGGATTATAATCAACCTGCAACAAAAGAAGTTCTTTGTATAGAAGTAGAAAAACGTCAAGACATTAATGATACTTCTTTTAAAGAAATTACTCAGATTATTAGCTATCTTGATGATGATCCATCAGAGTTTAACTGGTTGGTTAACACTACGGAAAAATGGTGTAGAGATCGTGCTATTTACTTAGCACTTATGGAATCTATCGCTCTTGCTGATGGAAAAGATGAAAAGAAAGGAAGAGATGCAATTCCTAGTATTTTATCAGATGCTCTTGCAGTTTCTTTCGATACTCACATCGGACACGATTATCTGCAGGATTATGAGCAACGTTACGAGACATATCATAGAAAAGAAGAAAAAATCTCTTTTGATCTTGAATTCTTTAACAAGATTACAAAAGGTGGTTTGCCTAATAAGACTCTTAACATCGCTCTTGCTGGTACTGGTGTTGGAAAATCTTTATTCATGTGTCATGTTGCTAGTTCCGTCTTACTGCAGGGAAAAAACGTTCTTTACATCACACTTGAAATGGCAGAGGAACGAATTGCGGAAAGAATTGATGCAAACCTTCTTAATGTTCCGATTCAAGAAATTTCAGAACTACCAAAAGTAATGTTTGAAAACAAGGTTACAAATCTTGCAAAGAAAACTCAAGGTACTCTTATAATTAAAGAGTATCCAACAGCATCTGCACATGCTGGACATTTCAAGTCACTTCTTAGCGAACTTGCACTTAAGAAGTCATTTAGACCTGACATTATTTTTATTGACTATCTTAATATTTGTGCTTCCTCTAGGTATAAGGGAAATAGTAATATCAATTCTTATACCTTTGTCAAAGCAATTGCTGAAGAACTTAGAGGACTTGCAGTTGAATTCAACGTACCAATCGTATCTGCTACTCAGACCACTCGTTCAGGTTATGGTTCTTCTGATGTTGAACTTACTGATACTTCTGAGTCCTTTGGTCTCCCCGCTACTGCTGATCTTATGTTTGCCCTTATTTCTACTGAAGACCTTGAGGGGTTGGGACAAATACTTGTGAAGCAACTTAAAAATCGCTACAATGATCCAACAATTCATAAGCGTTTTGTGGTTGGTATTGATCGTGCTAAGATGCGTCTCTATGATTGCGAACAGTCTGCTCAACAGGATATCCTTGACAACCGAAAGGATGAAGAGTATGATTATGAAGAAACAAAACCAAAAAAATCATTTGAGGGATTCAAGTTTTGAATTGTTATTCAGTATTTAATAAATACGGTAAAAAAATTGCTGATTGTGGTAGCATTCGTGATGCAATAGAATTAGTTGAAATAGATCCCACCAGAACTTACCGTCAAGTTAAATATGTTAATCCACAAACTGTCGATGTTCCTTATATTCGTATGTCAGATGATCTTCAACTTCCAGCACAACAAATTTTACCCCAATCTGAATTAGAGCCTTTTATTGTATGACAATTTCAATTACAAAAGAAACATTAGAAAACGGATACACAAAATACACTATGACTGAAGATACAAAAAAAGTAATTGACTCCGATAAGTATATTGAGTTTGTTCGTCAAACTACAAGTCCTGCAAGTAGTGATTTTGCAGCACTTCTTGCACGTATGACTGAACTTGAAGCAGCGAATGATGCTGATGTTCCTCGTCTTCTTACCGCTGCTCTTGGTATGAGTGCAGAAGCAGGTGAGTTCACTGAGGTTGTTAAGAAAATCATTCTTCAAGGTAAACCTTATACTGAAGAAAATGTTTTTCATATGAAGCGTGAACTTGGTGATATTTGCTGGTACATTGCTCAAGCATGTATGGCACTTGACACCAACTTCCGTGAGATTATGGAAATGAACTATGAGAAACTAAGTGCTCGTTATCCGGAGGGAACTTTTGACGTATTCAGAAGCGAAAATCGTGTGGAGGGAGATCTGTGACTAAAGAAAAACAAGTAACAGTTAAAATGGATGCTCGTACTGCAGCAGCAGTTCGTCAAGTTCTTTTTGAATCACAACGAGGATATACTTATGATGAAGTGAGTGTCCCTCCTCGTATTGCTGATATTCGTTCAGTTATTCAAAGTATTGACGATAATATTGGTGCTGTTCTTGGTGCTTGACCTTTCGGGGTCTTTTTTTTATAAATAACTAAAAAGTATTTGTAAAAATGGATCCTCAAGAATTACGTGGTTTAATGGAAGCATATGCTGAAGTTTATGCTCCCATTGAAGAACTTTACAAAGGTAAGCACGGACAGTCCGAAACTGAGTATATGGACTCACGTTCTGATGCAGGTAAACAAATCTCTGGAACTTCTAAACTAAGTGGTGCTGCTTATTCACATCGTTCATATAAAGGTGTTGGTGGTCCTGCAAAACCTGGTCAACGTCAGCAGCATCAGGGTAAGATGACTCCTGCTGATAGAAACGAACTTGCTATTCGCAAAGCAAATCTAAAGAAAGAAGAACTTGAGCAAGTTGGAGAAGCAGTAAAAGGTGAGTCTTCGGAAAGAAGAAAAGACCTCGCTGCAGAAAGAAAAGCGGGTCATAGACCACTTCCTGCAAAAGAAGGTGAAAAATATGCTTCTTACAAGATGTCTCAAATGGCTTATGCAAAGCGTAAGAGAATGGGTGAAGAAGTAAGCGTATTTGATGTAGTTCTTGAGTTCCTCCAAGCAGAAGGATTTGCAGAAACTCTGGAAGAGGCAGAGTGGTTGATGGCAAATGTGATTGATGAAGAAGCAATTGCTATTATTGTTGAAGCAATGCATGGTGAGGAAGAAGATGATGAAGATGAAAAGGAAATGAAGAAAGGTAAGAAGTCCAAAAAGTCTGAAGAAGATGATGATGAAGAAGATGAAGAAGAACTAGACGAAGCATCATATTCCGCAAAGGCAGCAAGAGCAGGTAAGGATATTGGTAAGCCTGGTAAGGCATTTGCAAAGATTGCAAAATCTGCTGCTAAGCGTTATGGTTCTAAAGAACGTGGCGAAAAAGTAGCAGGAGCAGTTCTTGCAAAACTTCGCAAAGAGGGATTTGAAAAATGGCTTGATGAAGCAATGACCAACTATGAAAAGAATCGTAAGAGAGCAGCACAAAGAGCAGCAGCAAGAAATGCTGCAAGAGACCAAGGAAAGACTGGTGCTGTTCCTGGTGTAGGTTATGTAACTCCAAGAAGAGAAAAAGAAACCTGGACTGATGAGAGTGGTAAAACTAGACACGCCAAGGGTCTCTGATAAATAAATCGGAAGGTTGCTCTAACCCCTTGACTTTTTAGTTGAGGGGTTTTATAATATCTTCATCGGGGGATTAGCTCAGTTGGTAGTAGCACTTGCTTTGCAAGCAAGATGTCATCGGTTCGAGTCCGATATCTTCCACTTCTAAATACTTGAAAGAGTATTTATATAGATGGCAAACCAAGGTCTGCAATTTGAACATGCAGTAATGTATGTCGCTACATCTAGAATAATTGATAGAGATGCTGAGCAAGCAGCAGAATTTGATAGTGCTGCTAAGCAATGGAGCAGTATCCCTCAAAATATAAAAAATACTGCTGAAAAAATTGTTCTTGATATGGCACCTTCTACAGAACCTCAAAGACAAAATTATTTCAAATCATTTAAAAAAATGAGTGGTGGTGGAGAAGAACCAAAAACTGATATATTGTTTAAAGTTGGAACTAAAAAATATAAATGCTCTATGAAATGGGGAAAATCATATCAATTGACAAGTGCTGGAGTTGATAAATCAGTTCAAGTCTTTACTAAGGTTTTAAAAAAAGTTGCTAAAGATATTAACCTCAATAAAATGGATGTTAATACTTTAGGAAATTTGCAATTAGTATTGGAACAAATTGCAAATAAATTTGAAAATGCGTCCGGAACGATGGATCAACCATCTGCTAAAAGATTAATGAATGACGTAAAAAAGGCAGGGGGTATAAATGAGCAATTGCAAGATATACTTGGTTCTAAAAGAGCCCCTACAGGAGACGCTGCATATGATGCATTTAAATTTGAATTGACAAAAGAATGTATGACTGGTGAAATGTTATTTAATGGTGATGATAGATCGGCAACGCATTTGTTTACAGAAGATGGTATTAAAGAAATAACAGATGATGTTGTTCGGGATGTTATGAAGATTGCGGGAGTTAGGTTATCCTTAAAGGGTAGAGGAACAAAAAATGGAGTTAGACAGAATGCTATTTCCATAAGATATGAGGTTTGATAAAAATAATAAATAAAAGTATAAGATTAAACAATATGAAGAGTTTTTTCCAATTTCTAAATGAGGCAGCTCAATCGCAAGCATCTATGCAAGCGAAGAAGTTAAACCTCAAGAGTGATGGACATGGTGGTTG